TCAAATAGTATGAATACGCAAGGTATGAATAAATCAGTTTCTCAAGGCACGCAAATTGTGCAATTTATAGAAACTGTTATGCGTAATAGCAGTTATATAACAGATCAACAAAAATCAGTAAATGATCCAGTAACTGGTAATAATACTCCCAGTTCTTCGGCTACTAGTAGCGATGCCACAACTGACTGGTTTAAAATTAATGTACAAGCAGTCCCAGTCAGTGATAAAATAGATAAGAAAAGAAATGATTATGCTTATCACATGACATATTTGATCAGTACATATGGTATTAATCAATTGCAAAGTCAGTATTTTCCGGATGCTAAATTTCGAGGTGTTCATAAAGTCTATAACTATTGGTTCACTGGAGAAAACACTCAGGTATTACATTATGAACAAACTTTTAACAATATGTGGTTTAATGTTATCAATGGTGATGCTCCTGTGCAAAATAATGGATCACCGTTAGCTCAACAAATATCTTGGCAAAATAAAAATGTACCAGCAACACGATCAGGACAAACGGATCAACAAGCACCTAACGGTGCTTTAAATCCAGCCAGTACAGCCGCAGATTTTTTATACAATTTTACGGATCAACAAAATATCAGTTTAAAAATTACTGGAGATCCAGCATGGATACAACAAGGAGAAATTGTAGGTATTAATGCTCCTAATTTTAACTTTCAAGGATTTTATCCAGACGGAACTATTAATACAGATGCCCAACAGGCTGTATTTGTAGTCAATTGGAATGCTCCAGCTGATTATAATCTTGATACAGGTTTAGTAGATGTTAATGCTGAAGGAACTAATGGTAATAACAATAATTTACTGGCAACACAACCAGCAGCCAGTGCAGCGTATGTTGCTATGGGAATTAAAAGTACTTTTAGAAGAGGAATATTTGAGCAAGAATTAACTGGTTGTTTGTTAACTAATCTTAATCAGCAACAAATTGATAATGCTACAGGGACAGGTGGCGGACAAAGTTCTCCAGATTTTGCGGCAACAGATCCGCGTAGAGTAGACCTTCCGAATAGTAACGATACAAATGCTAATGGCGGACAAAGTTCTCCAGATTTTGCGGCAACAGATCCGCGCAGATTAGATCTTCCAAACAATCGTACTCCGTCATTGCAAACTAATGATGTATCTGATCCTAATCTTATTAGTAGAACTAATCAAAATAGTAGTCAATGGCCACAAACTCCCGCTAATGTGCCATCTTCGACTTCTACTGGCACATCAGTTATAGGCAAGCCATCAGTACAACCTTCAACTCCTGCCTTACCCCCGACATCTAATAATAATGTTATTGGAAATGCGTCTCTTCCTGCTCCTGGATCTATAAGTAACTCACGGTTTGGTAATACTTTAAATACACAAACACAAACAATGGCACCTAAGGACGAATAATGGGATTAAATGTAGAACGCAATACTGGCAGAGCACCAAATTATAAATTTGATCGTGGGGGAATGCCCACTGATTTCGGACCGTTTAGCGGCGAAATAATGAATAATGTTGATCCTACCCGCAGCGGGCGTGTTCAAGTTTACATTGAACAATTTTCTGGACCAGATAAAACAAATAAAACACTTTGGCGCACCGTAAGTTATTGTCCACCGTTCGGCGGTGCTACACCAAAAACTAGTACTTCTGCTGGAGTTGGATCTTATGGATCAACAAATAACCAACAAAGTTACGGCATGTCATTTAGTCCTCCTGATATAGGAGTTTCTGTTTTATGCTTTTTTGTGGCCGGAGACCCAAATCAAGGGTATTACGTTGGTTGTATACCAAATCAAGGTATTAACCATATGACCCCGGCTATTGGAGCAACTGCCAATGCCGCCCCACAAAACGAAAATCAGTCTACATATTTTGCTAAAAGTCCACAACTGCCAGTTAGTGAAATTAATAATGCTCCACAAAATACTGCTATTAACGAAAACTCTCAATTCTTTAATCAAGAAAAACCAGTTCATAGTTATCTAGCCAGTGTTTTATTTCAGCAGGGATTGGTAAATGATCCGATACGCGGACCAATTACATCGTCGAGCCAACGAGAAAGTCCTTCTACTACTTTCGGATTAAGTACACCTGGTCGACCAATATATCAAGGCGGATTGTCTGATGCTACTATCCAACAACAAGTATCTTCAGGATCAGTTCCGCCAGATGCGGTTAATGTAGTTGGTCGTCGAGGCGGACATTCATTTGTTTTAGACGACGGAGATGTTAGTGGCGTGAATAGCATGGTTCGTATTCGTACCGCCAAAGGTCATCAAATTACTATGAGTGATGATGGCAATTGTTTTTATATTGTTCATGCTAACGGCCAAGCATGGTTAGAATTTGGCCAAGAGGGAACGTTAGATGTATACACTACAAATTCTATTAATTTACGGACTGAAGGTGATATAAATTTACATGCTGACAATGATTTCAATGTATGGGCTGGCGGAAACATTAATATGAAAAGTGGTATATCTACCACTATGGAAAGTAACGGCACATTTACTTGCGCCAATAAAGATGTATTAACTTTGTTTAGTGAATCTACAATAGGTGTTAGAAGTAATGGAGATTTAACTATTATTAATAATGGTAATGGTGCTTGGAATTCATCTGGTGATTTAGATATAGACGGCGCAACTATAAATCTTAATGGAGGTGGTGGCTCCTCAGTTGATGTACCGTCGGGGTTAACAGAATATACCATGCCAGATGCTGCATTTGATACAAGTACTGGATGGGCAGTAACACCAGATTCATTGACTAGTGTTGTAACTAGGGCACCTACGCACGAACCATGGCCATATCATAATCAAGGTGTACAAGTTGATGTTACATTATCAGATGGGACAAATTCAACTCCTCCGGGTGCTCCGACAATACCACAAGGGGTAAGTATTACTAAAACAGCATGAGCATTTTTAATTACACTCTTCCTTCCGGCGCTTCCTTTACATTAACTGCTCCTGACGGCACAACACAAGTAGAAGCTGACAAAATTTTCTACTCTCAAGTTGCCGCCGGAACATTTGTAGGATATCAACCAGGAGATACATTAACACATCCGGTCGAAGCATTAACTAATTTTGGCCTTAGCCGATTACAAAGAGGTACAGCGGGAGTTGATGATAAAACACTATTGGCAGTTATATCCGGATTGCCAATAGTAGCACCATTGCCAGTATTAACTAATGTACCAGTTTCCAATGCTATTAATCAAGCAAATTATATACAAGTTAATTCAGATCCGGTACAAGGTGTTTATAGTCTTGGCCCTTCGGCCATTGGTATAGGTCCAAATGCTAGAAATACTGCTCCTCTTAACAATGGAAATTTTAACAACAGTAGAAATTCAAAAGTTTCAAATACATCTGGAGCTGGGCAGCTTTCGGCCCAACAAATGCAATCAATTATGGCGCAAATAGCATCAATTGTAAATCAAGATGCTAGTGTTTTTACTCAAAAAAATGGTGTTGGTAAGTATGGATTCAATCTACAACAATTAGAACAAGCAGGCTATATTAAACCAGGTTTTAGTCAAATGTATTCAGTTCTAAATCCTAGTACACAGGCTAACATAGATTCCTTTACATGTATTTTAATATCACCAGCCCCATGGACTGGACTCAATGGTGTATATAGTGTTAATGATATTTTAAAAAATCCTTCCTTACAAAATAAAATACAAGAAAAACTAATGAATCAAAGCTATAATTCATTAGTGTCTACAGGAGTTATAGTGCCGCCGCCGGCAACAATTTCAAAACCTAGTATTTCTACTGGAAAAATTTATACATCATCTGGTACATTATCAGATGTATCGGCATTGATTTTATTAAACAGTTCAGCAAATGTTAATAAAATAACTAATGATTCTTTAACAACTCCAGTAGGAGTAACGCCGTCAGCAATAAGTAATCTTGGAAATGATGCTACTGCTACATATAATGCTGGTTTATCTAGTTTATCTACTGGGGCGGTTGGATTTAAGACAAATAATAGTGGATCAGCTTTACAACAATCAGGTTTAGCTAGCGGAGCTTCGGGCGGGGCTACATCAGGAATAACTGCTTCTGTCACTTCTTCATTGAACGGAGACATTGGTGCGTTAGTGGCCAATAGTAGTAAGTACGGTGTTTCGTTAACAGTAGCATGGGCACAAGGATCTTCATTGTTATCAGTTGCTACTAATAATAATTTAGTTAATGCAGTTGGCAGTGAAGCACTTAGCAATATTAATAATTTAAATTCTGTAGGATTGAATACTGGTTTAAGTTCAGGTGGGTTGGCCGGAGCAGGTATTCAAACGTTAAGACCAGCAAGTGTATTAAGTGCTCTTGCTGGCCCGGCGCTATCACAATTAAATTCTTTAGCAAAATCTGTACAATTTGGAGTTAACTTTAGTGATTTTATATTAAGCGGGCTAGTATCAGGTATTCAACCATCTCCGGGATTTAATAATACCGTTAATCGTAGCACAGTAGATGCTTCTGTTAATCGTGTAATTGGAAGTAATTTAATTTCCCCTCCTGTATTTGAACTGCCATCGGCAAAAGGATTAGGTATTTCGGCCGACATAGGCAAAGCCCAAGGTATTTTATCACAAAATTTGGCATCAATTACTGCTAAAATTAAATTTTAATAAAATAAATATATTATATGGCAACTTTTATTGGATTTAATACAATTAATCAAAACAAACAGTTCACTCTTGTTGATTATCCGCTAATAAAACAAGATTTGTTAAACGCCTTCAATATTAGACAGGGTGAATTAGTTGGTAGGCCGGGTTATGGTACATTGCTTTGGGATTATTTGTTTGAAAATCAAACACCAGAAACGCAATCAGCAATATATAGAGAAGTACAAAGAGTGATTGGTGGAGACCCTAGAATTTATCTTGATGGTATCAATATGTTTCCACAACAAAATGGTATATTAATAGAATTACAATTAAAAACCGTTGCCACTACTGACGCACAAATCTTATCAATATTTTTTAATCAAACACAACGTAGTGCCAGTTATGTGTAGTTAAACTACCCAGTTTATTTTAGGTATAAATAATATAACACTGGAATAAAAATGGCTACAACCACAAGACAAACTGTACTTTTTGGAGTTGAAGATTGGAAAAGAATCTATCAAACTTATAGCGAAGGAGACTTTCAAAGCTATGATTTTGAAACTTTACGTAAAAGTTTCGTAGATTATTTACAACAATACTATCCGGAAACATTTAATGATTATATTGAATCATCAGAGTTCATTGCTTTGCTTGATGTTATTGCTTTCATGGGGCAAG